AACTCTTCTACTGTATCACAATTCACTGTCTTCTTATCACCTCCATCTGAATACAAATACACTGTTCTTTTGCTGGTGTCTATGACACACTTGGATAATAAATCATCAGTCATTATCAATTCCTCTACCATAATCATATCCAGAAATAGAAAACTGTGATGGATCTCCTGGATAATCTGCAGGTGTTTCTCCTTCATACTCCACAACTAATTCTTCTCCATCAATTCTAGCTGCCATGATATGATAGAAACAATCTACAGGCATACCACCTTGAGCTTGAAGATAAACTTTTCCCTCTATTGGAGATATTCTTTTTACAATAACATTCTGATGAGCTCCTAAAGCAGTAAGTTGAACTGTTATACTTTCATAATCAACCAAACTTCTCCAATAAGATGGCAAATCAATTACATTTTTTCCATTATTCACTCTTCCTCTGACATATACAGCAGCTTCTGGACCTTCAACACATATATGCCTAAGTCTATACTTCTCTCTACTTGGATGTTTTATATCAAATCCTTTCCATCCTTGAGTATTAATAGTACTACCACTCAAAGCAACTCCTTGCCCTGTGCATCCTAAGAGATTAGTAGTATGAAGGTTTCCATTATTAACAGTCATATCACCCTCAACAACTAAAGAATTTGAAGGATGATCCTCCACATCTGTATTATTCTCAGGACCTATCATTACAGTAGCAGATACATCACTAAAAGCATCATCTTTACCCACCTGCAAAGGACCTTCAACATAAGCAGATCCTCTTATTTCATCATCACCTTTACCCAATGCCTTTGGTTTACCCCAACCAACAAACAATCTTTTTCCTATAAGAATGTTACCAAATTTCATGATGCGTTTCTCTCCTCATTAATAGATGGGAACTTAGATGGTTTCCCTTTAGTAGTTCTGTCAGCAAAATCAACCAGACCACCATAGACGTTCATAATTCCTTTACCAATTATTTCTACGGTTTTTTCTGAAAATAATTTAGTAGATACTGTTCCATTGATATCAATTGATTGACTCCTCAAATTAATTTTATCATCAGAGTTTAAATTAATAACACCAGTTCTACCATCAGTTCCAGTGGCAACAAGTTCAATAGCTTCTGCTGCTATTTTAACCTTTCCTCTTGGTGCTGTCAAGATGATGTCACCATGTACTGCTTCATAATAGATAGCAGGAATATCACGAGGTTGTTCTGCACCTGGAGGATAGTTTACTATATCCTTGCCAGCAATACCACTCAAAGTTCCTGGACATATTATTTTAGTAGATCCTTTAGAACCATCTTCCTTACTACCAGTCTCTTGCATTTTAACATAATGACGTCCTCCATCAGGTCCACTCTCCAATAAACAAGCAGCAATCTCATTAGATTCTGTGTTAACTTTACCAAAACTTATGGTTCCATGTTCAGTTCCAGCAGAATATGGGTGAAGATTTTCTTTTTTAGCCATTAGAATTTACCTACACAATCTACTACTTGAATAACATCTCCAGGAGCAACTGCTTCAGGAGATATCTCTTCTCCTACCTTATTTACCTTAAATACTGGTATCATCTTAGCATTATAACCTGTATCACTCTTAATGTAAATGTTTGGGTCTTCAGTAAAACCTATTCCACCATTAAGAACATCCACTCCAGTCACAGATCCTAAATCATCTGTCTTAAGTTTAAGATGTGCTCCATTACCAACAACAATCTCATCATTTGAATCATATCCAAAACCACTATCAACAATATTAATATCTTCTATCTCAAGTATAACTGGATAATCTCCTGTTCCAGTGGAAGGAAAAGATCCTGGTGAAGGTTTATCTGGAGGTGGTGGAGTAGTAATAGATTGTGGACTATCAATTAGTATAGGAGAACGTCCTGCAGGAGTCCATTCATCACCTGGATTTAAATTAACAACTGTTCCTGGTTTGTAAGGAGTATCATAAGTTCCATCCTCTCTTTTTACAGTAGTCTCATCAGACTCCGCCCATGTTCTCCCATCCCCACCTTGACTTCCATCTGGTGAAGGAAGATAATCTATTCCAGTATCATCCATTATAACTTGAACTACTTCTCCATTTTCTACCACTGCTCTACCTGTAGCACCCTTACCCCTATTACATGAGTCATTAAACTTAAGTCGAGGTGGACCAATGTACCCTCCACCAGGAGTAATAATATCTACACCCAACAAGGTAGTAATAGAACTCACTATAACATTCCCTGTTGCTCCACTACCACCTCCACCTATAAACTCAACAGTAGGTGGTCCACAAAAGACTGGACCTACATTACAAGTATCAGTAAAAGCATCAGAGAAGTCAGCATTCTTAGCAATATTAGAAAGAGTATCACCAATATTAGCAGCACCTTCTACAGCATTCTGAACCAATCCAGCAGCCTGCTTTGCTTTATTTACTATTGAAAATAGATCTAAGGTTGCAGATATCTGAGGTCCATCTGTAGGATTCCATTCCTTTACTTCAGAGCATCTAGGATCTTCATCACAAGAAAGAAATGAAAGAGCATCAGTAGCAAATCCCATGACATCATCAATAGCAGATGTTGCAGCACCCATACCAGCTAACAATGATTTGATGGGAGCCATCACAGATCCTATTGCAGAATCTATAAGACCACTGATCTTTCCTAGTAATGATCCTATAAAATTCTCAATGGCACATAAAGGTGTAGTAATAAATCTATCCATGATTTGTTTCAAAAATCCTCCTACCATTCCAGTAAGATTCTTCATTATATTTTTAAAGAGACATGCCAATTCATCATTAGCTTTCTCTACTTCTTGTTTTAATTGAGGTAACTCTGTAGGAAAGACATCATGGTAAGTATCACTTAAAGTATCATTAATTTTCTTTAAAGCATTCTTTTCTATCTCTTCTGTTATTCTTTTAACATGACCAGAAATACCCCTGATAGCATCATCTTGTATCTTAGCAATTTCATCTTCTACATTATCAATTGATGTAGATACTTTAGTTTTCCAATCAGTAACACTCTTTTTTGCCTCCTCTACACCTGCTAACATATTCTTTACTTCCCTTTGTATCCCTACAAGAGGTGCTGGCTCACAATTACTAATAGTAGGTAAGGTTTTAGTTTTACTTTCATTTTTATGTTGTTCTAAACTAGCTCCATCTTTCCTAGTCACTAGACCAGCAGGAGACTCTACTACTTCTTTATTATTAGTCTTTGATACATCAACATCTTCAGCTACAGCAGTTCCCTCTTCTTGAGTAGTACCTAAAGCATTTTTAGGAACAGTATCATCTACTGTATATCCACTGTGAGGTTTAAACCCACCCCCTTCAGGAATATCTTTTAGAAGTGCTGTGTATTGGTTGTATCCAATCACTCCCATAATGATAGGAGTCTGTGCATCCTCACCATCTATAAAGAATCCATACACATAATTACCTTGCCTCAATTGAGGAGTTTGTCTAGCTCCTCCAGAAGTTCCAGCAGTAACTGGAAGCATTACAGATGCCCAAGGAAGTTCTTCATCACTTAACTCATCTGCAGCTCCAGTATGATACCCCATGATTCTAACTTTATATCTAAAGTCAAAACCATGTTGTTCTTTTGTATCATCAGTAGGAGTTCCTGCAAGATTGACTGCCCATGAGGATTGATCAGCTACCTGACCAATCCACCAAATGAATCCATCTCTTCCTAAAAAATGTCTTTTTATAAGTCCTTGTTCAAGCATTAGTCGTCATATACTCTACACTCTAATGAGTCTGGATGATTATCACAGTACACTTCTAAGTGCTTATCCTCATGGCGTGTATGCCAATCATTAATCTTACCTTCATTCTTATTCACTTCCTCCTCAGTATGATCATGGAAAGCATCATTATGCATCTCTAAATCTGCTTCAGTATACTCAATCATACCATGATTAATATGTTCTTTATGATCCTTAGGATCAATGTAAACTTCATGGTTTAGATCATGTTCTGGTGTTTTGGTAGTCATAGGTTCAGTCCGATTTAAAAGGATGTTCTTCCAAAAGTATCTCTCACAAGAGTTAAACTAGTATAAGTTTCTCTTGGAGTGATATTATGACAGAGACTTGCTATCATATATATGCCTCCACTCTGTTGATTCACTGGTGTGTTAGGATCAGTGGTCAATTCAGGAAACTCACAATGAATCAAGTCACCAGCACGGAGTCTAAAATCTCCTGCTATCATAATATTTATTTTAATGTAGAACAATTGATTGTATCTCATCAACGATTGTACCATAGTTTTGGCAGCATCGTAAGTAGGAGCATCTGGATGTTCCTTCCAATTTTCTAACTCTTCTTTACTACTCTTACCTGAAGGTAAAGTTCCTACGTCAAGAACTCTACTCATCAATCTAGAAACTGGTAATCTAAACTCATCAGGAACAGAATCAATACCATATTTACCTGCAGTAACGATCTTATCTTTACTTCCTGCTCCTTCATTATTCTCAGCACCTCCTGATTCATCTACACTAAAATTTCTTACCTTATAATTCATTTTATAGAAATCAAAGAAGATAGTTCTATTAGAATATAAACCAACAGATAAATTACTTTGCAAATCTATATCCCTTTCAATAGTATAATCTAATATCTTCCCCCTATACTCTCCACTTTTAGGAAAATCTGCTGTATTAGTAAAGATATAATTACCCTTGGATTTATTTTTTTCCTTGTCTAACAAAGCATCTATAGATTTAAATTTAAATCCATCATAGGTTTCATAGAAAAGATACCCTGCTGTTCCTCCTAAAGTACCTGCTTCAGATGGAACAGATTTAGATGCTAACCAAGTACAAACATTAAAAGGTTTCTTTTCATTACCTATAAAGTTATAGTTAATCAAAGTCTCATCAA